TGTCCGCCCATGATGGTTGCTGTGCCATCATCAAAGATTACCATTTCGCCCATAGTTATGCCCTTGCCTTCTGTGGTCTCCAGTTGCCTTCTGGACTTATCTCATACCAAATAACATCTTCGCCTTTAGGGCATCGATTCATCTCACCAGTAGCTGCTGCCATGCACTTAAAATGACCCCATGGCTTGTTAGCCTTTGTCATTCCATGCGCCCAATGCATTTCACCATGAGGACAACGAGGAACATCCTTGTCGGTTGTGCCGCCTATAATGTCCTTCACAACAGCGACTGCTTCAGCTGATGTCGTTGGTGCTGCGACTGTTTTAACAGTCCATGGATCAGATTCATTTACGACAGGGATATACTCTTGCTTTGGCTCTGAGAGCTTTGTTCTCGCGACCTTAACCATTTCCTCTTTGCTTGGTCGCTTACCCTTGCTTGCATAACCAGCATTCGCAAGCGCTCTGCCGATCGCGCTAGTCTCGCAGTTTTCCAATGCGCTAGTTGCATTAACGCCTCGACTGCTAATCGTCTCCTCAGCGAGTCCGCTGGAGAACGGCGTGCTATCAGCGAAAGTACGATAAATCCATGCTTTAACAATGTATCGGTCATTTTGAAAACTCACTAACTCTGTCTCGACTCTGAAATCTGGGAAGTCCTTGATGAACTTCTCCAGCCTTACTTCTACTGTCTCGTAATCTTCTAGGTTAAACATAAAGTTCATCCGCCTCTGTTTGTAATTGAATTGCTATTGCCAAATAGGCTATTGCATCAATGTAAGAATCTGTGTGTCCTGGGGTTTCTGTGATTCTGGCGAGTTTGACTTCGACCATTGCAAGAGCAGCTTGTGCGTCTGTGATTGGGTAATCAAGTAAACAGGATAACCTCGCAGCGATGCGACCTTGATTGATTTTCGGATGACCGTAGACCTTGCCACGATCTTGCATAATGTCGATTGCATTGATTAACGCCTCAGTTGCTTTCATCGACCCACCTGCTCGTAATACTTTCGGACGGCTGTGCGACCATCTACCAGCCCTTGATCGTATCCAACCTCTTGACCTAATCTAAAGGAGAAGTAAGAGATTAAGCCAACACCAGCAATCATCAGAATCGTTAATGAGTTGATAATCATTTTGCCCTTTCTTGCCCCGTATTTCGGGAACAGGAAGAGTGTTGCACAGCTAGTGGGATTTATTCAGTAGATTTTGATAACGAAACGGTAACAATTCTGAGTCATCCATATGGTCATCGATGTCTCTAGATATGTCGTTACCGAGCGCGCCCGTATCTCTTACCTGACACAACGAAAGTACCGTCCTTTTCTAGGTTAATGATGCTGACCTGCACATTTGTGCCTATTTCCTCAATGATGATAAACGCCTGCTGCCAGTTCATTGTGCCTTTAGTGTAATGAGCCTGCCTGACATCCATTAGATGCCCTGCTTCCCAGCCCCTCAGAATGCGCCCTATACGCCCGCCAGAAGCCTCTGTGAAGGCCGATTGACCTGCTCTATGGGTGTGACCACAGATAACGCTAATACCGTGCCTACGAGCCGCTTCTAAGGCTGTTAAGCCAGGTGTAGGCTTTACGCTCTGCTCATCGCCATGAACTGCCACAATGCCCCTAGCAATGGCGTAAGGCTTTTTGTGATAGGTAATGCCCAGTTCATCGAGCTTCATAAACTTCTCAAAGCGCAATTCAGGCAATGCTAAGAATGCAGGAATCTTCTTCATCGTGACATTGTAGAGACGGTCTGTGTGATTGCTACGGATCATGTGAGCTTCTTTAGAATGCTCAACTAATGACCAGAGAACTTCGACTGTCTCGTCTCTGTCAGCAGCTAGTGTTTGCTCGTACCATCCTGGAGTGTTCTCTGTCCATCGTGATATTTGTGGGAGATCGATTTCATCTCCGAGAGTAACGACAGAATCGGGGCGAAACGCCTTAATAAAACTTGCAACATTTTTAACAGCTACTGCATCGTGATAGGGAACTTGTAAGTCCGGAACTACTACGGTTCGCTTCATTCATCCTCATCGTCATACCAGTCTGGCTCTGGGATATTAGGGTTGATTGGGTTCGGGAGAATCCATTCAGGATAAGCATTCTTCTCCACGATAATGGCAAGTGCCTGATCAACTGGGAAGCCTGCTCTGCGTAATGAGCGATACATTTCATGTACGCCAATAGCCCACGCATCTAACTTGGAATAACCTTCATCCGTTAGCTTCTTAGTTGCTTTTCTTGCCATGAGATAATTGTTACCTCTCTAGGATACGAATAATCGTTTCAACACGCGCTTCTAATGCAGTTATTTGGTCGCGCATCGATGAGCCGCTATTTGGTTTTAGTTCGTTTAGGTAATGCTTTACTAACCATTTCACAGCACCAATAAATGAACCAATAACGGTCAGAGCAACAGTTACAACAGCCGCCCAGTCTTGGGCTGTCATTACTTTTTAGGTGTGGCATATCCGAATACGCCTGCTAACACCGCCCATAGAATTGCGCGGTAATCGACATCGAAGTTGCTTGCAGCCCAAGCTGAGAGAAATGCACCAGCAGTTAGGACGAGAGGGTTTTTCATGTTCATGTGTTTGCTCCTAGCATTGGGATTTGGAAGAACGAAGAATCTTTGTCACCCTTTTTGGTAAAGCTGATATGAATGTGATGATCGTGGCGATTAACCCCAGAGTAAGAACGCCAACGCCAAAATGACTTAGATGAGGCAATTCGACCTGCGAAGATGACATATGAGATTCGTTTGTCCTTCTTGGCACATAGGCGTATTTGGTCGGCAAGATAAGCACCTGTGCTGGGGCGTGAGTCGAAGTCCTTATCCACATCAATAGCCCTGACGATTCCGTTAGACGGATCGGGATTGTGGTCACTCTTACGATTGGAGTGTGCGGCATCGCCTATCCAACCATCAGACTTTCTATCGCGGTCAGGAAAGGAATCATCAATCTGCTCACGAAGTTGTTGCCCTGCTTTACAGAGTAGAGGCTTCACTTTGAGCAATCATTTCATCATAAGTTGATTTAAGCATTGAGGTAAATTCACCATTGCCTCTGTCAATGATGGCGTGTTCTATTAAAGAACCATCTAGTTGTTCTACTTGAATAAATGTGACATTGTTCATAATTATAACTCCGCACTAAATCCGAGGTAGCCTGATGCATTATTATTTGAATAAATTGTTCCAGGTTGATTTGCTGTAGCACCTGAAATTGTTCCATAAAAATAAACACCGTAAGGCGTTGATGAACCTTCAATAGTCACAGAACTTAGAGCATAATAAGTTCCTGATGCGTTTCTTAATGCCAAATTTGAATAGTCAATAGCAGTTGGTGTAACACGCATTGTTGAAGGTGGTAAGAAATAAGCATTGCCTATTGTGCTTGATTGAGTTTGAGCGTTTGGGCATAACAATGAGTAGGCTTGATGTGCGTTTACTCTCCAGTAATACCTTTGGCAAGCAGCCAATTCACCTTGAACAGTTCCTGTTGCAGTTTGGAAGGCTGTGGCTGTTGAGCCTTGTTCTAGTTGTACGCCCCATAAAGACAATGTGCCTGTGTAGTTAGCAGTTCCATAAGTAGGATAAGAAGTACCCATATTTTTTACAATCATTACTTTAAGATAACTGCTTGTTCCAACAGTTTTACCACTAATTGAAGGTAATGTGAGAGTTGTGGTAAATCGTGTCCAAGATGTTGTGATGCTGTGATTTACTGGAGTTGTTAAAAACTCACCAGCAGTTCCACCTGTACCAAAGTTTTGAGATAGAACGCTGTTGATTGTTCCGCTTGTTGAGCCTTTAGCCCAGAATGAAAGTGTGACAGTTTGACCTGCAAAGACTCGAACATCTTCAATACGGTTTTCGAATTGATTATATCCAGTAGATGCGTTGCTAAGAGTTCCAGCAATATCAACATAATAAGTTCCTTCGTATCCTGAAACTGGGGCTGTTCCTGGTGTAAAGGTTTGACGCGTTGCGCTAAAACTTGTCATTAAACCGTTATTGCAATTCCATCTATCAGCTGAATAGCCTGGAGAAGTAAAAGATGTACCGCGTTGCCAAATGCCAAAGTCACCGTTGATGATTTTGTTCTTTCCAGCGGTAAAAGCAACGCTTGAACCAAGTTGGTTAATCGTGCCAGTAATATCATTGACGTCGCTCGCGGCGTACACGTCTCCGTCCGCATAGGTCGTTTTCATTGGCCAGCCTGTTGCCATTAGCACACCTCTTTCATAGGGTCAATTCTAGTACATAACATCGAGTAAAGGCTCCTGTGTAGCGATTGTGGTTGTCCAAGTGTTAGGGGTGATGTTGTGAGCAATTCCCTGCACTTGGAGCTTCTTCTGAATAGTTGATCCACCAGGTTGCTCATTGGTGATGTCTACTGTGTTGAAGAAGTCAAGGCTCAAAGCTGCTGTAACCCCTGATGAATAACTAGGAGTCATTAAATCCAAAGTGATGGTTTCAATGCGGATAGATGTTTCTTTACGGCTAGTCACATAGGCTGTTGCAAGGCTTAAGGCGTTGGCATCTGTCTGCATGAGCATGTCTGTAGCTGTAATGGATCGTGTGAAGTATTGAGCAATGGATGTTGCATCTGAGTTAGTCTGTGCTGTGCCACCAATTCGGGTTACAGTTGCCTTGTTCACGATTGTCTTGTCATCTAGTGCAAAGGTAATTCCAGCGTAGTTGATTCCTGTGCCAGTTTGGTTAAAGATTGTTGGGCTAGCAGCTTGGGCATCGTAGACGAACTGCCTACCCTTAAAAGTTGCAACGCCATTCTCATCGATGTAGAACGCGCCCTGCTCTGTAAACTCAGCAGTCTGGATTGCTTCTAGGACTGTGCGAGTTGTGCCAGGGTCTGCCACGCAGGTTGTAGCGCCTGTGCCAATGCTGGTAAAGGCAGGCGGCCAGGCAATCATGCTAAGAATACTTTGAACGCGTTGAGCAGTTGTCTGACCTGCTGTGCCGCCTGTAACGGTTGTGACATTGGAGTTATACATCAATCTAAAAGCATCGTAACAGATAAAGGTCACATAGCCTGTTTCCTGACCTGTTGGATAGGTATAGCGATATTCGGTGATATAACCGCCAAATAAGCCATAAGTGACTCCGCCATAGATAGCAGATGCCTGAATCTTTCTAAGTGGCTGTAATAGCCCGAAATAGGGGCTAGAAGCGTTCTGTGGGTTGAAGTCACCGTTTGG